GTAGTGATGAAGACATCCAAAAGATATTATATAATCTATTCTATGATGTAATAAATATAGAATTTAATCTTTGGCCATGGGTTAGAAATATGTGTAAATATGGTGATTTCTTTTTAAAATTAGAGGTTGCTGAAAAATTTGGTGTATATAATGTAATACCATACACAGCATTTCATATTGAAAGGCAAGAAGGATTCGATCCTGAAAACCCATCAGAAATACGATTTAAATTTGATCCTGAAGGTGTATCCGCTTCTAGTTATGGGTACTATAATGTCCCATCATCAAGAGATTCACATGAAAATTCACTATTTTTTGATAATTATGAGGTTGCTCATTTTAGATTATTAACTGATATGAATTTCTTACCTTATGGTAGATCTTATATTGAACCTGCTCGTAAATTATTTAAACAGTACACTATGATGGAGGATGCTATGTTAATACATAGAATTGTTAGAGCTCCTGAGAAGCGTATTTTTTATATAAATGTAGGTAATATAGCACCTAAAGACGTTGAAGGTTTCATGGAACAAACTATCAGTAAAATGAAACGTACTCCATATATCGATCAAGAAACTGGAGATTACAACTTAAAATATAATATGCAAAATCTTCTTGAAGATTTTTATGTACCAGTTAGAGGAAATGATCAAGCTACTAAAATAGATAATTTAGGAGGATTACAATATGATGGTATTCAAGATGTTGAATATTTAAGAGATAAACTATTTGCTGCTTTAAAGGTTCCAAAAGCATTCTTAGGATATGAAAAAGATCTACAAGGTAAAGCAACATTAGCAGCTGAAGATATAAGATTTGCTCGAACTATAGAACGTATCCAACGAATTCTAGTATCAGAACTCCAAAAAATAGCATTAGTACACTTATATTCTCAAGGATATAGAGATGAGGATTTAAATAACTTTGAATTATCTTTAACAACCCCATCAATTATATATGATCAAGAAAGAATAGCATTGATGAAAGAAAAAGTAGATTTAGCTACTTCAATGATGGAAGGTAATCTCTTACCTACAGATTGGATATATGAAAATGTGTTCCACTTAAGTGAAGATCAATATGATGAGTATAGAGAATTAATTAGGGAGGATGCTAAACGTAAATTTAGAATAGCTCAAATTACAAATGAAGGTAATGATCCATCAGAAACAGGTAAATCATATGGTACGCCTCATGATTTAGCATCCTTATATGGTAAAGAAAGAATGTATTCTGAACCTGGTAATACACCTGATGGGTATGATGAGGATAGTAAATTAGGAAGACCTAAAACATCAGCATCAAATATCAATAAACAAGATAACGCGTTTGGTAAGGATAGATTAGGAAGAGATGGAATGAAACATGATAAAGACTCTTCAGATTCAATTAAACCAAAGTTTAAAGGAAACTCACCTTTAGCTTTAGAAAGTAGAGATATTTCACCTGCACAAAGAGGCATGTTAGATAAAATTCCAACCACCAAAAAGCAGTTAGTATTTGAAGAGGATAAAGGTGGAGAATCATTATTAAATGATAAACAAATACGTGAATAATCAATCCCAATATATTTATAAATAAATATTATAATAGAATGAAAATAAAACATTCGAAGTATAAAAATACCGGTATCCTTTTTGAGCTTCTTGTAAGACAAATTACGGCCGATACTTTAGAAGGAAAAGATTCCCCCCTCAAAAATATTCTACGAGAATGTTTTGTAAAAACTGAGCTAGGGAAAGAATACAAGTTGTATGAAACTTTATTAAAAGAAACCAGCATAACAGAAACTAAGGCAGATATCACAATCTCTACCCTTTTGGAATCTTCAAAATTGTTAAATCGTAGAATCCTTAAAAACCAAAAATACAATCTAATTAAAAGAATACAAGAACATTACGATTTAAATAAGTTCTTTAACCATAAGCTACCACATTATAAGGTTCAAGCAGCATTTTATACTCTCTTAGAAATCCAAAGTACTAATCCTACCCCATCTCCAGAGCATATTATATCTAATAAAATGACAATATTAGAATATTTAACTGTTGCTCCTATAAAAGAAAACCAAGTAAGGGATAAAGTTTTAGAGGAACTTGACGCAGGTGGTAAAGATTTAAGAATCTTAACTTACCGTATTTTAATGGAAAAGTTTAATGATAAGTATGAAAACTTAAATAATGACCAAAAAGAAGTACTAAGAGAACTTATATATTCAATTGATAATAAACCTAAATTAAAGGAATTTTATATTAAAAAATCAAAAGAAGTTGTTAAAAATCTAAAAACTTTAAATAAAAGTGTAAAAGATGAAGTAATTAAGATAAAAATTAATGAAGTAATATCTTTAATTCCCCTTAAGATTAAACAAAATAATATAGCTGATGAGGATTTAATTAACTTACTCCAATATTGTGATTTAGCAAAAGAATTAGAAGTAGCAAATGGGTAATCTTAAAGAAAACATATCATCTGTTATTAAATCTCTTAAAGAGGGGGAAGATTTCATCTCAACCAAAACATCAACAGATCCAGACACTGGAACTATATCTTGGGACATTGAATACAAACCAGATTTAGATTCTTTACATGATGAAATGGTTAGCGTAATTGATAAGTTAAAAAAACTTGAAGTTAAATTAGGAAAAAAAGAATCATTAGAGCATATGACCAAAGCTCAAAATGTAAAAAAGCTGGCCCAAACTCTAAAAAGAAGATTTAATTCTTTAAAAAAGGACATTGAAAAAATATTTCCCCAAATAGAAGAAGTATCATCTACAGGACAAGGTGGGGCTTCTTTTACACCAGGCTCTGGAGCTAATTATGCTACCCCAAATGCTTTTAGTAAACGTAGTAAATCTAAAGGAGCTAAAAATAATTATTACTATAAGATGGGATTTAAACCTGTACCTAAAAAAATAAAAGGATCAGGTTTAGAAGTAAAACAATTATATGAGAATGAGTTTACTGAGTTCCATAAAGAAAGAATAAACATATTTGATAAAATAGAGAAAGAACTTAATGATCTTCCTCCTATGATATCAAACGCCAAAAATAAAACAATAGCATACTATTCAGAAAACCCAGGTTCATATGAAATCGTAAATTCAACAGATTTAATTTTAGATTACATAAAAGATATTAAAAATTTACTTAAAGGAGAAGAATGAAAACCCTACAAGATCAATACAGACTAATTAAAGAAGGAAAAGGACACAAAGGAGTATTCCTAAAAGAAGCGAAAACTCAATTTCCACAATACATTCGTAATGCATCAACCTTCGATGAAACTACCCTCATTTTGAAGGATAAGGGAATTATTAATGAAAATATAGTAGGTGTGGGAGCTATTAACTCCCCCTTTATAGTTAAGGAAAAGGAATCATATGAAACTGCTTTTGAGAAATATTTAGGAGAAGCTAAAAAGAAAGAAGAAACTAAAACTGGAGTTAAGGCTGTTGAAAAACAAACTTCCCAAGAAGTAGAAAACATACTATCTCATAACTATGATCAAAAGGATAATAAAGATATAAACAATCTTATATTTGATCAAGTAATGACAGGATATTATGCTGAAATGAAAGATCCTAAAAACGCCGATAAAACTATGGAGGAGTTAAAGTCTATAGTTTGTAAAAACTTAGAAAAAGATCCTATATATTATACTAAAAACGGTCAATTTGGAGTTAAAGATTTAGGATATGAAACTGAAGTACCTGGTTTAGGCACTCCTAAAGAACCAAAAGGTCCTTATAAATCAAGTGGGTATGGTACTTTAAAAGAAGGTAAAATCAATTTCCAAGATCAAAAATATTTTAATGATGCACGAGACCTAGCATATGGTATGGGGTTAGATAGATATACTGAAAGACAATTAACAAGTGCCATTACTACTATGGAAATGGACTCTAAAGAAATACAAGATCTACACCCAGAATTTGATGAAGATATTTTACAACTCCTCCCAATAGTATTTGCTAAATTAGATAATGAAGTAATTTTTAATGGTACTAAATATAAAGTTATTGATAGAGGTGAGTATAATATTACTTTAGAAGATGGAGAAGGTAACCAAATTAACCCAAATTATAGCCAATTCAAAAAAGGAGAATATAAACCAAATCTACAAGAATCTAAATTACGTAAAGTCATAAGTACTCTAATCAAAGAAGAGATTGATCCCGATACAGGGGAAGATACAAATAAATTAGATTCATTAATTAAATCAAAAATAAAACTATATAATGATATGTCTGATTCTAAACTTATAAGTTTAGCTAAAGATTGGGTAATGGGAGGTGATATTGTATATGATGATGCGGGTAGTGGTTTAATAAATCGTGTAGAACTAATATTGGAATTAATAATTTCTGAATTATCAAGCGATTACTATGTATCAAGAGGTATGGGAGCTCCAGGAGATATCAATAAATATAAAGAATATATAGATGTAACTAGCCATTTACAAGAATCTAAATTACGTAAAGTAATTAACAATTTAATCCGTGAGGAATTAAAACCAGAACATACTTCTGATAATGGGATTAAACTTTCAATGGCCAAAAGTGGTGATAATTTCGAAATATTTTTTCCACAAATTAAAGATAATGCTAAAAATGTTATAAACTTAGGAAGTGATGGTGAGGTAGCTAATCACATATTTGATTTAGCTAAGAAAATGTCTGATTCAAAGGAAGATATACGTGTGGATGTACTGCTGAACAAAATCCACTCAGAGGTTATTAAAAAGGCAGATAAGTTAGTAGAAAGTATTACAGGATATAATCCTACTAGTAATTTACAAGAATCTAAATTACGTAATGTAATCAATACATTAGTTAAACAACAGATTCAAGC